GCGCAGTCTTGATCACCCCAGTTCGTAACTTAACTTTTTAGGAAATTTATCATGGCTCAGTTTAATTTTGACGCATCTACCGTCGCCCCCCAAGCATCTACAGGCCCACTGCCTGCCGGCACTTACCTGGCACACATCACCGAATCTGATGTGCAGCCCTTGAAGTCTGGCAATGGCGAAGGCTTGAAGCTGACATTTGAAATCATTGATGGCCAGTTCAAAGGCCGCCGTGTGTGGGAGAACCTTAACATTCGCCACAGCAACGAAGACACCCAGCGCATTGCCCAGAGCCAGTTGTCTGCGCTTTGCCACGCCGTAAACGTGATTAAGTTGCTTGACACTGCCGCCCTGCACTTCAAGCCAGTGCGCATCAACGTGACCGTGCGAGAGGCACAGGGCATTTACAAGGCCAGCAACAACATCAAGGGCTATGAGTCTGCCGGTGGTGGTATCAGCGCACCAGCTGCACCAGTGTACACACCACCGCCTGCAACTGACACCCCTGCATGGCCAACAGCCGAGCAAGAAGCCGCAAAGTCCAAAGCACCAGCCTGGGCACGCAAGTAATGGCCTTGCTTCCACAATCAGTTACTGATCCTGTGGCCGATGCCATCTTTGCCCATTACAAGGCGAAGTTTGGCGCGGAAGCCCAGCGCCCTTACCTTGGCGCCTCTGCCATTGGTAAGCCTTGCCTGCGCCAGCACTGGTACTCGTTCCGGTGGTCTAAGCTTGCGCAGTTCTCTGGCCGTCTGTACCGAGTGTTTCAGTCTGGCCATCTACAAGAGCCAAGGGTCTATGCTGACTTGTCTAGCATTGGCTGCACGGTCTTTCAAATTAATCCCGCTACAGGCAAGCAGTGGTCATTCACTGAGCCTGCAACTGGCCACCACTTCCAAGGCAACGCCGACGGCATCATTACGGGTTTGCCGCAGGCGCCAAAGTCTCCGCACTTGCTTGAGATCAAGACCGCATCTGACAAGATGTTTAAGGACATGCAGAAATCTGGCGTAAAAAAAGCCAAGCCCGAACACTACGCGCAGATGCAAATATACATGAAGTGGTCAATTGACCAGTTTGGGGAAGACGGTTGCAGGCGTGCGCTGTACTTTGTGGTCAACAAAGACAATGACGACATTTACACCGAGCGCTTGGAGTTTGATGCTGACGAAGCACAGAAGCTAATCGACAAGGCCATGACGGTGATCACTAGCGTTGAGCCACCCGTTGGCGTGTCAACAGACCCAACATGGTTTGAGTGCAAATTCTGTGATTACCAGGCTATTTGCCACGGCACTGACGTGCCGGCAACAACTTGCCGGTCATGCGTGCATGTCACGCCAGAGATGGACGGCCAAGGCCGGTGGTCATGCGCCTCACTTGGCACTGACTTGACCACAGACCAACAGCGAAAGGCTTGTAGCAAGCACCAGTACATCCCCATACTACTGGCCAAAACGGCCAGTCCCGTTGACTTGACCCAAGACAATGGACTGATCTACAAAACGCCAAACGGCAAGCAGTTTGTCAACGGTGACCCTGCCGTCAACCCTAATTACATCAGCAGCCAAGAGATCCATGCCTGCGCAGACAAGACCGCCTTGGTGGATGAGCAGGCGCTTGAACTGCGCAAACAACATAACGCGAGGTTCGTATGAACACCCCACCGATTGACCACATTACCTTGCGTGACTTCTTTGCCGCAGCTGCCTTGACTGGCTTGCTGTCTAACGGTGACAGAAAAAGCGCTGTAGAAAACGCTTATGCCATGGCTGACAAGATGCTTCTGGAGCGTGACGATGATCCTGCGTGAGTATCAATCCCGCGCAGTTACCGAGTTGTTTGACTGGTGGACAAAGCACCAAGGGAGTGCTGACATTCCCTTGCTTGTTTTGCCTACTGCCGCAGGCAAGTCGGTGATCTGCGCTGAGATTGTGCGCCAGATGTGGGATCAGTGGCCTGACTACCACCCGCGAACTGTGGTGCTGGTTCCTTCTAAGGAACTGGCTGAACAGAATGCGGCCAAACTCAGGGCACTGCTGCCCCACACCATCAGCGTTGGCTATGTGAGCGCAAGCCTGGGCACAAAGAAGTACAACGCCGATGTGATTGTGGCCACCATTGGCAGCATCCACAAGGCCGCGCACTTGCTTGGCAACATCAAAGCCGTGGTGATCGATGAGGCTCACCTAGTGAGCCAGAAGGCAAGTGACTCAGGCATGTACCGCAACTTTCTGTCTAAACTTGGAGAGTTATGCAAATTTCGCATAGTTGGCATGACGGCCACCCCGTTTAGGGGCAATCAAGTTTGGCTGACTGACGGTGACGATCCACTGTTCACCGGCATTGCAAGCCGAGTGTCCATGCGTGAGCTGCTTGACGCCAAGTTCATTGCCCCACTGGTTCCACCGACCGAGCGCATTGAAACACGCATTGATGCCAGCCACGTTGGCATTTCCAATGGAGACTACAAAATTGGGGAGTTATCCCGCGAAGTTAACAAATATTTGTCAAAAGTCGCGTTAGAGGCGGTCAAAATCGCCTCAGAGCGCAAGAAATGGATCGCCTTTACACCGAGTGTCGCCAACGCTGAAAGCCTTGCAGACAAGCTGAATGAACTTGGCATTGTGAGCGCCGTTGTGTGCGGTGAGACACCCAAGCAAGAACGCGAAGACTTGATTCGCCAGTTCAAGAGCCACCAGATTCACTGCTTGGTTACCGTGTTGGCGCTTTCAGTTGGCTTTGACGTACCAGACGTTGACTGCATTGTTTGGTGCAGGCCCACCAAGTCGCCGGTGCTTTATGTGCAGGGCATGGGCCGAGGCACACGCATTGCAGACGGCAAAGATGACTGTTTAGTGCTTGACTTTACCGACACCGTGGAGCGCTTGGGGCCGGTGGACACGATCCAAGGCAGGGCTAAGAAAAGGTCTGGCCCCCAAGAGGCGCCTTACAGCATCTGCCCAGACTGTGGTGAACGCAATGCACCAGCTGCGCTAGTGTGTGTCCACTGTGGCGCCCAGATCAGGGAAGAAGAAGCCAAGCCACTGGATGCCAAGGTTTCTTATGCTGCGCTACTGTCAAACCAGACCGCCATGGCTGAACTGGTTTGGCATGACGTTAGCCGAACAGACTACGCCTTGCACCGCAAAGAGGGCAAGCCAGACTCATTAAGGGTTGACTACTACAGTGGCCTGCTTCGCGTGGCCAGTGAGTGGGTCTGTTTCAGCCATGTGGGTTATGCCAGGCAGAAGGCTGAAAACTGGTGGATGCGCAGGGAAAGAAAGTCCATGCCATCAGGCACACAAGAGGCGCTTGAATGGCTTGAGTTTTACAACATTGAAGAGCCAGTCAGAATTGCAACCCGTAAAAATGGAAAATATACAGAGGTAAAAGAATATGAATTTAATAGAACTGAACGCAGTCAAAAGACATTTAGACAGCCAAGTCAAACAGATCAACACCATCCAAGTTAATTGCCAACAGTGCAACAACTTTGAGACAGGTATTTGTAAGCAATTTGGAGCCAAGCCACCGCTAGAGTGGATCACCGGCACGGTTGAGTGCGAACACTGGGAATGGGATCAGATCCCTTTTTAAAGGAAAAATCATGGAAATACTAATTTACACCAAACAAAAATGTCCCAATTGCATTACAGCCAAAATGATTTTGAGGGCTGAAAACATTAGGTATGTTGAGATTGACATTGAGTCAAACCCTGCATTGCTTAGTGATCTGCCTGAAGACGCACGCCAAATGCCACAGATTTTTGTCAACAACCAACACGTTGGTGGTTTGGCTGGTTTACATGAAGCACTTCAAAAAAATGCCAAGACCAAAACCACCTGAACCCCTATTAGGCCGACAAGTCCGAATGTCTGACAGACACTGGATGATCTTGCAAGAACTTGGCGGTGCTGAATGGCTGCGCAAGCAATTGGACAAGAACGCCAAGATGCCGGCCAAGTATTACCGCCGTGAACTAGACGCACCTTCAAAGAAAGAAACAAATGATTAAGGAATTCAACGCATGAGCTACATAGTTGCGTCACTGCCGCCCATGAAATGCTTTGTAAAGCGTGAGTTTTTGTATAACGATCACAAAGGCCATGGCGAATTGGAGCCAGCCGTTTGGGTCAGCCTTAAAGCCTTGCGCGGCCAAGTGTTTCGCATTGAGAGCCTACTGCCGGCCTATGGCGCCTTGTATGACAAGCTGCCGATCCATGCCTATGTTTGGCACGCAGAAGCTGGCAATCTGCCAATTGACACCTTGCAATTGTGGGACTGTATGGGTTACCAGTTCACAATTGTTGAGAAGATTGGCCTGCGCAACTTAGGCGTAAAGTTTTTAGGCAAAGACAAAGAATGGCACTTTGGGCGCTATTTGTTTACAGTAGACTTTTGCGCAGACGGAATGGATGTAGACACTGGCTTTACCGAGCAGGCCGAGGAACACAAGAGTTTTAACTTCATTGCATTGGACAATGGCCAGTTTGCCTGCCAGCCAAACAACCGATGCCTGTGGTATGACCAGAGCCTAATTCCTGCTGAGACAAAGTTTCCTGACTTCCAAGCAGCACGAAGGTTGTGGACTGTGGACGGCACACGCAAGTGGTCAGCTGGTGACGATTGGTTTTACGACATCAAGGAAAGAACGTGAGTAACAAACCAGACTTTGCAACATGGAACCAGGCTAACTTGGCCAAGTTTGCCGAAGAAGCATACGCCAAGTTGTGTGAGCAAGATGACCGCATTCAGCACTTACAGTGCGACTTGAAGACGGCCATTGAGGCATACCGCGCTGTGACTAAGCAAACGCCCTAGTGCCAGCCTTGTCAATGATCAGCGTTTGTTTGCGTGGTTTGGTCTCTGGCGTGTTGGGTATGCTCACATGCGTCCAGCGGTCAAACTCACGGATCACTTGATCAAACCCAAGGTCTGATGCAATGATTGCCCTGACCACTTGGTCTGGCGTCATGCCTGGCACACGGATGTCAGCAGCGCAACCAATCCGGTGCTGAGAGGTGTCCTTACTTCCAACAGCATCGTTTACCGCTTTACTGCGGAACGCACTGTTGACCATAATTGGCTTACCGCCAAGTAGGGTCTTGAGGTTTTCAAGGAACTCAGCCAGTCTTTGAATGTTTGCTTGTTCAGTTTCATTTGGGGTATTCTCCAATGTTCGGTGGTCTGTGTGTGTCAATTCTTCTAAAGTAAAGTGTTCGGTCAAGTTCATTTCACTGGCCCTGCTTTTGAAAGTAAATCTGTTTTAGCTTGCGATCCTGCGCTAGAGCCAAAATAATAAGCAATAATGCCAGTCCACGCTGTTCCCAAGCTGCCAAGCATCATCAAGATTGCTGGGTTATTGCTGTCAATTTTGTTAAAGAACATCATCACCATGATGCCAAAGAAACCAATGGTTACAGCGCCAGCCAAAATGGGTGGCATCATTGACCTAGTGGTGGCTTGCATTTCCCGCGCTGACTTCCTGTCCTCGACTTCTAGCTTTTCAAAGTTAAGGCCAAGTTCTTGCGCTTGCTTTTGTAACTCAATCTCAGCAATTTTGACTTGAGCAATCTGCTCTGCTGACAACTTGTTGTTGGAGATCAAATCGCCCACTTTGTCGGGGTCAACGCCAATAGCCTTGGAGATGGCAGACACCGCCATGCCAGCCAGTGGGCCACCCATAGCGGTTGCAATCGTGGGTGCAATTTGTTTAAGCCAATCCATTATTGTTTGCTCCTTGAAAGCATGGTTGCTGCAATTTCCATCATGGTTTTTGCCACTTCAATGTCGGCGGGTTGATTATCCCACCCCACAGTAATTTGGCCAACAAACCGGCTTGGGTCTGGTGGGATGCTAATTCGGCAAGTGTAAACAACACCCTTGGCGATATACCACAGGCCCATCTCAGATTGCGCTGACTTGTACTCACCACAAGGTATCTCGCTGGCCATCAGTTTTACCACATCTGCGTTGTTGGCTGAGTTTTGGGTAAACAAGCCTACATCTAATCCATCGTTTATTTTGTCCCTACCCTCTTTGGTGTAAGCGCGGTACAGCACTCTGGTTCCAAACATGGGGTTTACTTTAAACACGGCCACAATGGTGGCGTTGGTGGTTTTGAATAAGTGAGCAGCTGCGTCTTCTACCCTGTCCTCGACAATGCTTGGCATCTTCTTGGACTCTTTGTACGCACCCATCAGCAGTTCTTGGTTCTGCCAAACAAAGTACCCAGAGAACGCAAACACCGCCATGAGTATCAGCGCAAACAGCTTGAACGGGCTATCCACATAGGACAGCACCTTGCTCAATATATCTGATGGCTTTTCGTCACTCATAGTCCAAGTAGCTTGTTCACCTACCACATTTGTTAACAGCACAAAATGCAAACAGTTCGTACAAACCAAATGCAAACATCATCAAAACAAAAGCACCTGCCGTAAGACCAGCCGCTATTTCAAGTTCTTCTTGTGCTTTCTCTTTGCGGCGTTTTTCTTCCTCTTTGGCTTGTCTTGCGGCTATGGCATCGTCTCTGTCCATCTCAGCCGCCCGTGATTTGATCTTGTTCCACACGTCTATGTTGCCAGTCTGCATATAGATCAAAAGTAACTCAGCCTCCAGTTTGGCGGTCTGCATCAGCGTGTTTTCTATCTGCATCGCTAATGCAAAGTTAGACTTATTGCCTGACCGCTTGGCCTCAACCATCGCCTTGGTTGCAACGCTTTTGGCGTCAAACATCCGACTAACCATCACGCCTAGGCCACCTAAGTCATTTGCTACCTGTGCGGCTTTCTTAACAAGCCCTATGGCACTCTGAAGACCCGCTAGGGCTGTTAGAGGATCAATCATTTCCGTACAACCTTTTCCCACTGTAGGCAAACAACTTTGCGGTTATAAACATCACCCGTCCACGCCCACCGCACACAGCGGTATTCAGTCTTTCTGTCTTGGCTGGCTGCTCCTGGTAGAAACACCAAAAAGAGCATCAATAGCCATTTCATTTACCACATCTAGCCCCATGCAATCATGTAAGTGCCAAAGATGACAAAAGCCGCAATAGAGGCCGCTGCAATGATTGCTTCGGCCCAATCTCTCATTTGTCAACCTTGTTGTCTAGCTTATCAAAAATCTTGCCAAGCATTTCTTTAACGTCACGCATGTCAGCGCGGTAGTCGTCGCGGGTGACGTAATTAAGCGGCATAGCCCGCACGTCAGTGTCTAGGCGCTCAATGGATCGGTAAATGTTATTCAGTACCCAACCACCCAAAAACCCTGCAAGACTGACTGCAATGTTGAAAAGAACTTGGGAATCCATTATTTGGCCATGCCTTTTAAGTCAATCTTAGGGGTCAATGCGTTTTGATTTGGTTGTTTTGGAGCCAATTGGTTTGGTTGCTCCAAAGCCTTTTCAACTTGCTTTGTAACTTGGCGTGTCCTAGCATATTCGGCAGCCGTCTTGGTGCCAGGTATCTTGACCGGCAGCTGTTGCAAGGCTTCAAGGCCACGCAAAACAGCACTAGAAGTGTTGCTGTAGTTCACAGCACCAGGCTCTTTGACCAACACATCCTTGATGGCATCACGCAAATCCATGATCTCATTGCGGCCTGTCTTGCCAAACATGTATGTCAGTTTGTCTTCGGCATCAAGTTGATTGATAAAAGTGTTAAGGTTTCTGAAAGATGGCTGATCACTCTTGGTCAGCAAATCTTTCATTTGTTGTATGGTCTGGCCTTGCAGTTCTTTGTAAGCCTGCTGACCTTCTGGGCCAGCCTTCTTAAGCAAGGTTGTGACGGTGCGCATTTCTTCTAACGAGCCATCAAGCACCACATGCTTAAAAACGTCATCAAGCGCCACACGGCGGTCAGCGTAACCAGCCTTTGTGCCAAGCAGTTTGTCAACGCGAGACACGTCTTCAAACTGTTTGGCCAACTGCATTCTAGATTGACGCGCTGCCTGATACAACTCACCGCCAGCACCTTCACCCATTTGGGTAATGATTTGCTTCATCTCTGGTGCGCTTGGGGAATTCTTAACTTTGCCAATTTGTTGGTAAACATCTTCAAGCGCTCGAACCGTAATGGCTCCAGTCTTTTGTGGATCATTCATGGCTAAGGCTTCAGCCACAGAGTCCAAAATTGGATCTAGTGTTTTGCGAGCTGTTGGCGTTTTGGTGTTGATGTAATCAAGCAGATTTTGATATGGCACTTGTTGCAATGTCTCACCGGCATTGTCTGCCTTAGCGTACAGAGCTTTGTATGCGTCATATTTTTTGGTATATTCGTCATTAAGCGCCTTGTCAACAATCTTGCCAACAGCACGCATCTGAGTTGGATCAGCCACTTCAGCGCCCACTTCATTGGTCATGCGCTCAAAGTTTTGCACAATGGCTTTTTGCTGATTTGTTTTAAATGCACGCATTTGTTCAGCTAGCTTGGTTTTGGCATCTTCAGAAATGCCAGTCACTACACCACGGCCAACATCTGCTTCAAATTGCTGCTTTGCCAAATTCTTTTCACGTTCACCAACTGTTGCAGGAATACCCAACCGTTGCAAACGCTCTTGACGCATCAAATCTTCAGCCGTACTAGCAGCGCCAACGCCTGGCATAACAGGCTGTTCGCGTGTCATTACATTAGCCAACGCATTGCGCACTGGTGCGGTTACTTGGCTTACAACAGGGCGAGCAAGTGCGCCGGCTTGCATCAAGGTTGCAGGAGCCAGAGCGTTAATGGTTGTACCAGCTGCGCCAAGTGTTGGTGGCAAAGCGCTAGTAACTGGTTGCAAGAACTCACCAACAGCGCTCAAAGCCTCTCTGGCCACTTGTGTGCGTGGTTGGTACATGACAGACTTAGCAGCCTGTTCGCCTGCGCGAATGCCTTCTTGAGTGCCGTATTTACCACTGGTTAAAGTACCAATAACACCAGCAATTGGAGCAATTGCACCGCTAGCCAATGTAGCACCAAGCGCAAATGGTGTTTCAATTGCGCCCATGACTTTTTCGCGCATTGAAAGTTCAGGCGCAGTGGCAGGCACAATTCCAAACTTTACGCGAATGGCTTGTTGAGTCTCTGGATTAGCGCCAGTAAAGTTTTTATCTTGCGCAGAAAATTTTTCAAAAATGGCCGCCTTAGTCGCTTCATTAGCATTGACATAGTTTGGATCATTTAAGATCGAGGATAAATCGGCCATGTGTGTCCTCTTATCTCAACAAAGGATTTGATGTATCTACACCACCACCAGCGCTTGGCTGAAGTTGTTGAATGCTTTTAGCGCCTGGGCCAGCTTGAACTTCAATTGCTTTAATTGCAAGTTTTCTAGCATTTTCTTTTTGCTTAATAACTGCGGCATTGTCATTGATTTGCGGAAAATACTTTTTATCTTCTCTGTCAAATTCTGAGTCCGAAATAACAGCACCAGATTCTTTACGCAATACAGCAGTAATAAAGTTTGATTTGGCTTGGTTAACTTGTTGTTGAGCAGCACTAGTACCGCCCAAAACGCTAGGCAATGCTTGTCCCAATGCGCCACCAATAAGTGGAGTGCCTTCAATAACAGCACCTTTAAGAACACCTTTTTTGGACAAATCTTCCAAAATAGCATTGGCTTCTTTCATTCTCATGCCGTAAGCTGTTGCATTGCTTTGGCTTTCGGTCATTGCCGTGCCTTTTCCACGCAATGGTGTGCCAGCCGCAGGAGCTGCTACTGGCGCCTGTTGATCTAACACGCTTGCCATGCCAGGGATAGCTTGGCTAATAGGAGCAGGCAATCGAGCGCCTGGCACACCAGTCTGTGCCATTGTTGCCGCAGCTGGTGCAGCGCCGCCAACCGTAACGGGGAAGGCTTGCAGTGTGCGCTTGTTAACACCCACAATTGAGCCGTCTTCAGCTTCTTTAAGTTCAAAGCCAGGGTTGGCTTTTTCCCATGCAAATTTACCTTGATCAAACGCCAAACGAGCCGCAGCATTTCTGTCAGCAAACGTCATGCCCTTTGTAAATTCACTGCCTGGCACAACGGTAGCTGCGCCACCTAACCCTGGGCGAGTCATCAAACGACCGCCGCCGCCCGTGTCTTGGGCAAAGGTAGATGGCTTGTTTAACTCCATAAACTTTTCAGTGCCAAGTTTTGATTGATTGATTAAATCAGCAAATGCTTGTGGGCCTGCCTGAATAGCTTGTTGAATGCGAGCCATTGATTGTTCTGGTGTTACACCGCGTGCGGCTAAAGTAGGGCCAAGAACAGGGTCAGCATGGTTTGCTTGATGCCAGGCCAAATATTGTTCTGGCGCTTTAGGATCAAGTGGGTTAATTGTGTCAAGAAACGAACGTGATTGTTTTAATTTAGCGTCAATTAAATTAGATTTTTCAGCTTCTAATTTAGTTGGTTGCGCTGTTACTTCACCTTTTAACTTTAATGCTTCAAGTTTTTGTTTTTCTAATTCACCAAATGTCTTTTCAAGCCCAGGCAACTTAGACCCAAAACCACCCGTAGACAAAGTTTGACGCAAAGTATTTATGTCAACTTCGCCTGTTTGTGGGTTATATGCTTTGGCATATGCTTGATTTAAAGCATTAACAGATTCTTGTTCCCGCTGTGCGGTAGCCAACTGGTACTGTGCCAACGCATTCTGATTTTGATAATTTTGAATTTGCGAAAGTTGGCCATATTGTGCCAAAGGATTGGCAATTTCAATACCTCTAACGCCAAGAGCAATGTTTGGATCAAGTGCCATGTTTACTCCTTAACCGGGGTTGACCATATATGCGGGCACATTAGAATACCCGCCGGTATTTACTAATTGCATACCTTGGTTACGTTGCAATGCGTTGAGCAAAGCGTTACCTTGGCTATAGTTTAAATAAGTACCCAACCCACCAGTCAAAGCGTTAGCCGCCCCCACTTGGCCAGCTGCTTGAGCCGCGCCAGCGCCAGTCATTAAATTGCCAGCAGTGTTTGCATAGTTTTGGCCAGCTTGCCCAACTAAATTAGTAGAAGTTTGCCCAATACCAGCCATAGCCGCTTGACGGTTATATAACTGGTTCTCACGCGCCACATCTGTGCCGTAGCCAGTCAATGCACGGTTGTAAGCACTTTGGTATTCTTGGGAACCTAAATCTTGGCCAAAGCGCTGTGCGGCTTTTAAAGCACCACCAGAAATCAAACCACCACGGGCGGCAGCGCTACGGTCTAACGCTTTTTGACCTTCTGATAGTCGAAATGCGTAGCCTGGGTCTTGATACATGGCTTGATTAGTAAACGAAAACGCGCCAGGCACATTGCCCGCCGTGCGTTGCATCTCAGCTAATGCGTTATACCCAGCCGCGCGATACGGCGCTTGGTCTTCACGTGTTTGTCGAAATTGTTCTGCTTGAAGTTCAGCAGCGCGGTTAGCCGCTTCTGCCTGTGTAGATGCTGCGCCTTTAGCGGCGCTGCCCCCAATTAACGCACTGCCGACTACGGCACCAGCTACCCAAAATGTCATGGCAGCACCTCTAATGGTTGATGTTTAACTTGATTACCGAAACTATACATGTTATTAGGTTCTGCTTCAACCAATTCGGTTTCAGCTTCCTCAACAGTTTTTGCCTCGATGGCGTGAAAAGTCATGCACAGCGCATCAGTAATTGCATACACTGCACGTTTAGTACCTGGTTTACTTGAAAACAAATGAGGCCCAGTAACCTCTTGCACTCCATCGTCTGTGGTAATCGCTACCGTACCAGACACAATTAAATAAAAGTGTTCTTTTTTGTGGACTGCGCCCACAACCAAAACGCCGGCATGACGAAACACTTCACGGCAGTACATACCGCCATGAAAATAGTGCTTTGTCTCAGGTTCGTATTGAGGCAATTTAGACACTTCGGCCTGCAAGGCTTGCACCTTGTCTAGCATTGAAATGGGTTGATCAATTTCAAACCCTTTACCGTAGACAATCCTCATCAAGTCACCTCACGCCCAGAAACGCGAATGTTGATTGCGCTCCCCGTGCCTGCAATTGTACTGATAAAGTCGCCAACGCCAAGCACTTGGCCAACCAGTTCGGGGAACGTGTAGACCTCAGACGCTTGCAAGGTCTTGGTCTTGGTGATCAAGTTGGTGTTACCGGCAGAGCCAGACACCGTGACCAAGTTCACGCTAATTGTGGCTGCCGTAGCAGTAATATTAGTTGCGGTGAACTTGTCAATAAGAGCAGTAACACCAGTCGCGGTGTACTGGGTTGTTTGGGCGCTTTCGGCAAACTTTGCTGGTACTAATACTTTTACTGATACGGTCATGGTTTACTCCAATAAGAGGCAGTTATTTGCGGCGCGTTGCATAATGACCCAATTTGTGCCGTCAGACACCATTGTCGCCCAATTGCCGACTACATTCAAGAGAATTGATGTACCAGCTACAGTGCTGTCAATGGGCACAACATTGCTTGAGGCCGAGTTAACTAACTGAGCTTGCATATTCTTAATTGTAATTTGCCTACCAACGTATGAAGACGGCGTAGGTAACGTCACTACGCAAGTTGATCCAGACTTATTGTTGATATACCAAGAACTGCTTCCCACTGTAAAATCAGCCGTTACAGTTACTGGCGCGGTAAATAAACTTGAAATTAAAAGCTGTAATGAGGCTGTATCTACAATAGGCTGTATTTCAAGATTTTGGATTTGTTTTTGCAGTTCCGCAATTTGCGACGTTAAAACAGAAGTTGACGGCAATGTCTGCAACTCTTGGTTAACCGACTGAAGGGCGGCATCATAAGACGCAATCAACGATACAACATTTGGGCCAAGATCACCATTGTTTACAATTGCCGCTACATCAAAAAGCGACAAAAAGAACAGATACCAAGCACGGTCAATCAAACCCGTGCGAGGATCAATCAACGGCACTCGCGGCGGCGTGATCGGTGTTGGCGTAGCGTTAGGACTAGGCATTCGTTGGACTTAAAATAAGTTCCGCGCCCATGATGGCAATTTTTACGGGGTCAGTGCCGGACACCTCATAAACGCGGTCACGCAATTTGACAGTCATACCCAAACGCCGCCAAATTACACGTTTGTAATATTGACCGATTTTGCCCATGGATGCCCAATGCTCGTTTGACCATGTGTGGCCACCATCATCTGACCAGCGAAGCATGACTTGAGGGTC